TCCATGACTACGTGCGCGGCGTGCGCGCCGGCACGATCGTGGCCTGCCACTGGGTCAAGCAGGCCGTCGAGCGCCACGTCCGCGATTTACGTGACGGTAAATCGCGCGGCCTGTACTTCGACGAGGCGGCCGCCATGCGCGTGCTGGAATTCTTCAGCCTGCTCACGCACAGCAAGGGCAAATGGGCCGGCACGCCGATCGTGCTGGAGCCGTGGGAGCAGTTTTTGCTGTGGGTCATCTTCGGCTGGCTGAAGGCCAACGGCACGCGCCGCTTCAAAACCGCCTACGTCGAGATCGCCCGCAAAAACGGCAAATCGACGCTGGCCGCGGGCGTGGGGCTGTACCTGATGATGGCCGACGGCGAGCAGGGCGCGGAGATCTACAGCGCCGCCACCAAGTTGGAGCAGGCCAAGATAACGTGGATCGAGGCCGCCCGCATGGCCCGCCGGTCGCCGATGTTGGCCCGGCGCGTCAACATCTTCGGCGATAAAAATCCAAAAGCCAGCGCGTGCAGCATCAGCATACCCAACACCGCCAGCAAGTTCGAGCCGCTGGGCAGCGATGCCAACACGACGGATGGCCTCAACGTCCACGGCGCGATCGTCGATGAGATCCACGCTCACAGAAACGGCGAATTGTGGGACGTGCTGGAGACGGCCACCGGCGCGCGCGAGCAGCCGTTGATGTTTGGCGTCACGACGGCCGGCTTCGATCGGGCCTCACTTTGTTTTCAGTTGAACGAGCACACGCAAAAGGTGCTCGATGGCGCGCTCGAAGACGATGCGTTCTTTGGCATCATCTTCACGCTCGACAAAGACGACGATTGGGAAGACGAATCGAACTGGATTAAGGCAAACCCTAACCTGGGCGTCTCCAAGAAACTGGCAGACCTGCGCGAGAAAGCCGAGCGCGCCAAGCAGATGCCCAGCAGGCTGAATGCCTTCCTGCGGCTTGAGTTAAATATCTGGACGCAGGCCAGCGTGAAGTGGGTGCCGTGGGACGATTGGAACCAGTGCGGCCACCCCGTCGAGTGGGACAAGCTGCTGGGCCGCCGGTGCTACAGCGGGCTGGACCTATCCAGCACTTTGGACATCACCGCGCACGTGCTGGTCTTCCCGCCCGACAACGACACCGACCCGTACATTGTGCTGACGCGCTTCTGGATCCCCGCCGACAACATCCACCAGCGCGTGCATGACGATCGCGTGCCCTACGATTACTGGGTCAAGGCGGGCTGGGTGATGTCCACGCCCGGCAACGTGATCGATTACGAGTGGATCTTTGCCGACATCGACGACGATGCCAAGAATTACGATCTGGTCGAGGTGGCCTTCGATCGCTGGGGCGCGGCCCGCGTTGTGAATGTGCTGCAGGAGAAGGGCCTAACGATGGTCGAATTCGGCCAGGGGTACGCCTCGATGTCACCGCCCATGCGCGAGTTGGAGCGGCTGATTCGCAGCCACCGCATCGAGCACGGCAATAATCCCGTACTCAAATGGATGGCCGACAACCTGGTGGCCACCGAAGACCCGGCGGGCAACATCAAGCCGGATAAAGCCAAAAGCACCGAACGCATCGACGGCATGGTGGCGCTGATTATGGCGCTCGACCGCGCGATGCGCCAGCCGGGCGGCGCGAAGAGCGTCTATGAAACGCGCGGCCTGATCGGAGTGTAGCCATGCCAACGCTCGATCGACCTCTCTCGACGCAGCAGGCCCTGGCCACGCTGCGCCAGGTGTCGGCCAGTTTATCGGCCGCGCTGTTGACGCCGCGCAAGTGCGTGGGCTGCACCGACTATCTGCGCGATCCGGCCCAGTGCGCGGCCTGTTATGCGCGCCTGTATCCACGCGAGGACCCGACCGGGTTGCAGACGCCATGACCAATTACTTTCGAGACGTGTGGCCGCGCGTGGTGGCGCGGCGCTACGATGAGCAGGGCGGCTACATGATCGCCCTAATTGAGATGGACATCGAAGTGCTGGGGGAGTTGGTGCGCATCCCGCGCGGTCACAAACTGACGCGGGAGCAGGCGCTATGCTACCCCGGCGACGTGCAGCATGTCTTCAAGCGCGGCGACGCGGCCGGGAGCGGAACCTATGAGCCTCACGCGCAGCGGTAAGCGCGCCGTCAAAGCGCGCGCCAGGCCGCCCGCCAATCAGACCATGCTAGTGACGCCCGATGAGGCGCACCTGCTGCTGCGCCTGCGCCAGTTGACCAACGACGGCGGCGCGGAGGCCCGCGTGGTCTTGCCCGATTTGCGCGTGGAGACTGTTGACACCCGTGCTATAATACATTTACACGGTAACGTGTAACCTCTATTTGAGACAAAACTTTTGTTTTGGGGCGATGACTTGGCCACCGTAACCAATCGGTGCAAGTGCCTGAGCAAGCGCAATAGACTAAGGCAGGGCCGAACTTGATGCGCTTGCAAGCAGTAAACTAATAACACTGCCAGTCACGTGGAATGCGTGACGCCAAGATCGAAAACCTTATGAAAGGGGCTGACCTCCGAGACTGATCACCTCGTGTCAGCCCCGACACGCAATGAGAAACGGTGTGCGGCACTCGGCGCGATTGACCAGCAATGGTCGGTCGCGCCGTTTTTGTTTTAGAGCAGGGGGTAGGGTGGTCGCTTCGACATACTGGCCGGGCTGGGGTTACTGCTGCTGTCGATCGGCTGCGCGCTGATTTATGGGCCGCTCGGCTTGATCGTGGCGGGCGTCGGCCTGATCGGGCTGGGATTGCTGGGCGCATCCAGCGCCACCGGCCAGCGTGGCGCGTTCTCCCCTCAAGCGCGCCGCAAGGATAACGGCTGATGGGCATTTTGTCAGGGGCGTTTCAGCGTCGCGCCGAATTGAACGAATCCACGGCCAGCGGCCTCATCGAAGCACTGCGCAATCAAGGCTCGCTGGGCGGCTCCGTGGCGGGCATCCCCGTCACCGCCGATAGCGCCCTGAGCGTGGCCACCGTCTTCGCCTGCGTGCGCGCCCTGGCCGAATCGACCGCGATGCTGCCCCTTATCCTGTATCGCCGTAACGGCCGCAACAAAGAGCGCGCCACCGATCACCCGTTGTACGCGCTGCTGCACGACGCGCCCAATGACGAGATGACAAGCGTGCAGTTGATCGAAGCGCTGATGACCAACGTGGTGCTGTGGGGCAACGGCTGCGCGCGATTGGTCATCGACAACACCGGCCAGGTGCGCGAGATGTGGCCGCTGCTCTCGCGCTATCTCACCATCGAGCGCGCCGACGGCGAATTGATCTACAAGTACCACGCGCCCGATCTGCGTCAGACCTTCCGGCGCTGGGAAATCTACCACGTGCCCGGCCTCACATTGAATGGCATCGCAGGCTTGAGTGTGCTGGGCTATATGCGGCGCGCGGTGGGCATGGGGCTTGTCCTGGACACCTTCGGCGAGAAGTTCTATGAGAACGGCGCGCGGCCAGGCGTGGTGCTGGAGCATCCCGCTCGCTTGGGGCCGGAGGCCGCGAAGACGCTGCGCGAATCATGGGAAGAGCGGTACGGCGGCGTGAGCAATGTGAACAAACCCGCCGTGCTGGAAGAGGGCATGAAGGTCAACACCTTCGGGATGCCGATGGAAGACGCGCAGTTCTTGCAGTCGCGCAAGTTCCAGGGCGAGGAGATCGCGCGCATGTTCCGGCTGCCCCCGCACATGGTGGGCATCCTCGATCACGCGACATTCACGAACATTGAGCATCAGGGCGCGGAATTCGTCACCTACTCGCTGGGGCCGTGGCTCAATCGCATCGCCAAGCGCGTGGCGCTGGACCTGCTGCTGACCGGCGATCGACGCGATTATTTTGCGGAGTTCCTGACGGCCGCGCTGCTGCGCGGCGACATCCAGGCGCGGGCCAGCGCTTACGGCGCGGCGATTCGTGACGGCTGGATGACGCGCAATCAGGTGCGCGAGAGTGAAAACATGAACATCGACGATCCGGCGCTCGATCAATATCTGGTGCCGTTGAACATGAGCACGGCGGGAGCAGCCAATGAACAATGATCGATTACTCATCGAGGCGGGCCGCACGGCCTGGGCCATCCTGCCCAGCGGGCTGCACGCCATCCTGGCCGCCACCGCGCCAACGGGCGCGCAGGATTTGGTGGCGGTCACGCGCCCCGGCCCCAAGACGGGCCGCGTGGCGCAGATCTCCGTCGTCGGCAGCATTTCGCGCCGGTCGTCCATCTGGTCCGAGTGGTTTGGCGGCGCGTCGGTCGATGGTTTGATCGCCGCGCTGCGCAACGTGGCCGCAGACCCGGATGTAAAGACCGTGCTGCTCAACATCGACAGCCCCGGCGGCACGGTGGACGGGCTGCCGGAACTGGCCGCAGAGATTCGCACGCTGCGCGAGAGCAAACACGTCGTGGCGCTGGCCAACAGCCTGGCGGCAAGCGCCGCCTACTGGATCGCCTCGCAAGCCGATGAGATCGTGGCGACCCCCGAGGCGCTGATCGGCTCGATCGGCGTGTTCACGCTGCACGTGGATTGGTCCGCCTTCAACGAGCGGGTGGGCATCAAACCCACCTACATCGCGGCGGGCAAATACAAGACAGAAGCCAACCCCGATCAGCCGCTCGACGACGAGGCGCGCGACTACCTGCAGACGCTGGTCGAGGAGGCGTACAGCCTCTTCGTGGCCGACGTGGCCAAGGGGCGGGGCGTCAGTGCGGCCACGGTGCGATCGGATTACGGCGAGGGGCGTGTGCTCACCGCCAAAGACGCCAAAGCCGCGGGCCTGATCGATCGCGTGGCGGGCTACCACGAAACGATCGCGCGCCTGACCGGCGTCAAAGCCGAAACCGATCCGTCATTCCCGAATGCTTCTATCGGGAATCCAGATGACGACGATCATCAGACAGTAGGCAACAGCCTGGCGGCGAAGCGCCTCCGGCTTGAATTGCTGGAAAAATTCTAAGAGGAGAGTAGCAATGGACAACGTGCGTGAGTTGATGCACCAACGCGCGGCGCTTGTCAGCCAGGCCCGCGCGCTCGTGGATGTGGCTGAAACCGAGAACCGCAATTTGTCGGCCGATGAAGAAAAGCAGTATGCGGATTTGACCAGCCAGGCCGATACGCTGACCAAGCGCATCGAGCGGCAGCAGCAATTGTCGGCCATGGGCGGCGGCCAGCCGCAGCCCCAGACCAACCGACCCGATCCGGTGTTGGGCATGGGCCAGCGCGACATCGAGCGCTATTCGTTCACCCGCGCCCTGCTGGCGCAGGCCAGCCGCAACTGGCGCGGCGCGGAACTGGAGCGCGAAGCCAGCGAGGCCACGGCCAAGGCGCTGGGCTTGCAGGCGCAGGGCTTCTTTGTGCCGGTCGATGTGCTGGCCAGCCGCAGCCTGGCGCGCGTGTTGACGCCGCGCGGCTGGCAGTATCAGCCGCTGCGCGCCGACATGACCAAGTCACCGGCCACGGCGGGCGGCAACCTCATCGCCACCGATCTGCTGGCGGCCTCGTTCATCGAGTTACTGCGCAACCGCATGATGGTGCAGGCCGCGGGCGCGACCATTTTGGGCGACCTGGTGGGCGATGTGGCCATCCCCAAGCAGACCGGCGGCGCCACCGCCTACTGGGTGGCCGATAACACGGACATCACCGCGGAGAGCACGCCCACCATCGGTCAGGTGTCGTTGACGCCGAAGACGGTCGGCGCGTACACCGACATCAGCCGCAAGCTGCTGAAGCAAGCGTCGCTCGATGTTGAAAACTTCGTGCGCGGCGATCTGAGCGCGGTGCTGGCGCGCGCCATCGACCTGGCCGCCATCCACGGCGCGGGCGGCGGCACAGAGCCGACCGGCATTCTGGCCACCAGCGGCATCGGCACGATCTTCGCTGGCGGCGCGGCGGCCGACACCGACAACGCCAACGGCGCGGCCCCGGTCTGGGCCGACCTGATCAACCTCGAATCCGAGGTCGCCGTGGACAATGCCGACATCGGCACGCTGGCCTACATGACCAACGCGCGGATGCGGGGCAAGCTCAAGCAAACGGCCAAGTTCTCTGGCACGGACAGCGTCACGATCTGGGCCAACGGCGACAACCCGCTCAACGGCTACATGGCGCACATCACCAACCAGGTGTCGAGCGCGCTGACCAAGGGCGCGGGCACCGGCCTGAGCGCGCTGATCTTCGGCAACTGGGCCGATCTGCTGATGGGCATGTGGGGCACGCTGGACATCCTGGCGGATCCCTACACCGGCGACGTGGCCGGGCGCGTGCGCGTCATCGCGCTGCAAGATGTGGACATCGCCGTGCGGCACGCCGAATCGTTCGCGGCCGGCGATGACTTTGTGACGGCGTAAGTATAAGCGTGTCGCCCTGAGCGGAGCAAAGGGCTGATTCTTCGCTCCGCTCAGAATGACATTCTGATGAGAGGATAACACGATGAAGACCAAACTGTTGACGACGTTGATCGTGGCGCTGTTGATGATCACGGCCGTGCTGGCCGCACTGCCGATCGGGTCCGCGCAAGCCGGGCCGGAAGCCGCGCCGGCGGGCGCGCTCAAGACTACCCGCGCCGTGCTGCTCTACACCGGCAACGGCATCACCGAATCCAAGACGGGCAGCGCCGTGTACACCGGCGGCTATGCCTCGGCCGACTGCTATTCGATCGTCGATGTGACCTCCGCCCAGACCGTGACGACTATCCTCAGTCACAGCGTGGACTCCACCAACTGGGTCACGGATAAGACATTCACCGCGGTATCGGCCGACGGCACCAGTTTCACCACCACCGTGCCCTACGGCC